ACACTACGCTACACACTCCCTAAGTACCCTCTCACACATACCTTAAAGCTTATGTTAAACGTAATCTTAAACAATTCTTAAAGTATATTCTTAAAGTATATGTGAAAGGGGGGGAGGGGGTTTTGCTTTCCCCATTGTGTGACAGTTAAAAAAGTCCTTTAAAACCAAGTACTTGTCTTACGTCCAGATTGACCTGCAAGTACATTAATTCCACTTACAAACTTTTCTAGTTCATCGTCCAGAAGTTGTTGTTTTCGTTGACGAATTTCTCTGTCAGCATCAGAAGCCATCTGTTCTACCCAGTAGGCACACGCCATAGCTAAGACATCAAGACGGTCATCATGTGCTAAAGCCCCTCTGTCCCGTGTTATACGGGTCATTTGGTAGGCTAGCATATAGCGTTGAGCTTTCTCTGGAGGGAGGTCTTGAACGCTATCGAAGTCCTTTTGTAGTACTCTAGGGTCTATTACGAGCTTATGTTGGTTCATAATAGGTTCTAGGGTATCGATGATACGCAGTTCCTTTTGCTTACTGTGTCTTACCTCTTCTACCGTCACTGGGTAGATACGTTGTAGATACGGCTTAAACAGTTCTGTAAACATACCGTCACCGAAGTTACTCTCGATAAGGGTTAGGTTTACCTTTTCCTTCTTAGCTAGCTTAGCTAACTGCTCTAGCACCTGTGGAGAGTATCCACCTTTGATGCCACCTGCGTCTGTAACGTACAGGTAGCCGTTCTTCATCTTAACAACAGCGTAAGCGGTTTCGTCAGCACCACGACCAGAGGGGTCGATAGCCAGGACTGAACCATCATACTCATCACGCCCTATAATCTCCTCTGGGGCGTAATACTTGTCACCCGCTAGTCCTACTATAGGTAGGTTGGTTACGGGCTTCATAATGCCGTATATGAGCTTCTCAGGGGCTGTTTCAGCATCACACGACATCACCATCAGGTCAGTCAGCTTTAGAGGGTATCTATCGGTATCTGACAGGCTAGTGTCTAGCATGAACTGTAACGCAAAGCCTGAGCGTCCATACGATAGCTCACGCTCGATGAGGTCTTCATCGTTAAAGCGTTTAGGGTCTGTAGGTCTACCAACTAAATCAGGGTCTTCCTGTATCTCTTGGTAAATCTTATCAGCAATGCGAGTACCATAGCTTTTCTCTATGGTCTCTACAGATGGGTAACGTGCAGTCCATACACGCATTTTGTAGCCACGTTCAGTGAGTACGTTATACAAGCTCATTTCATTCTGAGGTGTACCGAGGTAAATAATCTTACCGTCTGGTTTCAGTACCGCATCGAATTCCTTAACACTCTCTGAGAGCTTCTCACGCATCATTTGCGTCATACTATTGTTAGGTACTTCGATGTCATCAGCGATAATGATGTCTGCACGACTACCAGTAAGCTGACCAGTGATACCCACGGACTTAACGCTTGGTGAACCTGACGCTTTCGCCGGTGCTACGTCAAACGCAATCTTAGACCATCGTTGTCCCTCTCTAGCAATCAAGTGCTGACATAGGGGCAACTCAACGATGATACGTTGGGTAAACGTACTGAAGTCATCAGCACGAGCTTTAGACGCTGAAACAACCATGAACTTCTTGTCAGGGTCGAGTAGCAGTTGGTGTACCACATAGGCACAAGTAATGTACGACTTACCTACACCACGGAACGCCTCAATGATGGAGCGTTTGGGTGCATTTTGGATAAAATCAGCAATATCGTACTGTACGGGGGTGGGTTCAGGGAGTCCTAAATGCTTCCAGACCAGGAACATAAAGTTTCTAAAGTCGTGGAGAGGCTCAGGAAGCCCTGTAGAGGGCTTAGTATTGCTCATAGTAGGGTAGCTTACCTCCATACAAGAAAGCCCCTCAGAGAGCTTCTGAGAGGCGTAGAGAGGTATTATTTATTTCTACCTCGGTTCTTGCTTTTAGATTGGATTCTAAGGTTGCTGTATGCGTTGTTTTTAGGGTTACGGTCTTTATGGTCTATATCTTTACCTGCTATGGCTGCTTTACCGAGCTTTTTCTGCATCTTACGCCTAGCCATAACCCGACCTGCCCTACGCTTAACCTGTTCGGGTTTACCGTGATACTCACGATACTCTTTTTTATAATCTCTCACGTTAATAACCTGCTTTGTAGAACATCCTTACCATGTCGGCACAGATGTCAGAGCGAACTATGTCTTCAAGGTCAAACTCGATAACGCTAGTGTTATTCGGTTTGTAGGTTTTTATTAGATTTATGTAGTCTAGGATGGGTGTAGCTTTGTTTTTAAGGTCTGACTGTTGAGGGTCGCCCATAAAGACAAGTACGCTATTCTCCCCTACCCTTGTTGAGATTGCTTTAATCTCGTCCATCGTGAGTTGCTGACATTCATCAACAAGGATGAAGGCATTGTCAAAGCTGCGTCCACGAATGGTTTCTAAGGCTACTGTTTGAATACGTTCTTTAGAAACGCAATACTCATAAAAAGAAGCACCGAGCTTTTGCTTGAGGACATCCGTCATAGGAAGTGTCCACGGTTCTAACTTTTCTTGTAGAGTGCCAGGGATAGCCCCTAATGACCGACCTGTGGGTACGTTTGCTCTTGCTAATATAATTTGGTCGATACACCCACGAACAAGCCATTGAGCTGCTTTTACGCAACAGGTGAAAGTCTTACCTGTACCTGCGTGACCGAGTACTACGAGAAGGTGATTGTGTTCTAGGTCGTGAAAAAGCTCAGCTTGAACCTGAGTCTTAGGGGCATAATCTATTTCTGGTCTTGGATGATGTTTAATTTTCAGGCTTTTACCCATTAGTTAAGTTGTTCCGCTATGTCGAAGGGAAGGGACTCTAAAAGATTAGCCATAGGGTTATCGGTTGTGATAACACCCAGTGTGGCATTGTTGTCTTTGAGCATCCGCACAGCCACTGATAATTCAGCAGCCGTAGCTTCTCCACTTCTAACACGGCGTAACAACTCTTGGGCAACAGCGTTATGAAGGTCGTCAAAGACTACTTTGTTGTCCATTGTTAAATTCCTATTGTTTCCTTTGCAGCGTCTGACGATGCGATAGCTCTCGCTTCCCATCCTCGACCAAAGGTTTCATAAGTCTTCAGGCTTTGATAAAAAGCACGGCGTTTCTCAACAAGACTGTCAATCAATCCCATAGGGTTTTGGTTGTAGACTTGCTTAATCTTAGCCAAGCTTTTTGAACCAATGTGTCCATCAGATTTAGCACCAACTACTTGTTGTAGTAATTTAGCAGCTCGACCTACTCCGTGGTTTACCGCCATATCAAACGCCAACATTGCAATAGGTTCAGGCATTTCTGCCGCCTTAATAGGAGTCCAGTAATCCTGCTTGTAAAGCTCTGTTGCACGTTCTTTTGTAAGGTTAGCAATGTCTTCTTTTGGGTAAGCTTTTTTACTAATACCAAACTTAGTTTCACCGCCTGGGTCTTTGCTGTGATTAACGTAACCACCTTCGTGTTTAAGGGTGAAGTCAATCGATTTTTGAAAAGCTGCCATTTCTAATCCTTCCTTACTATTTGGAATGACAGGCATCTGACGTTCTGGAATGTTTGGTGTTCTCATTCACTTTTTCCAATTCGCTAAAGTTTTAATACCAAAGCTTGCTGCAATGGCTGCGCCTAAAAAGGCTTTGTAATATTCGGGCATGGTGTCTAGCACCTTAAAGCCCTCTTGAATGTATGGTACTAAGCTAGGGATGAAAGCACCTACCATTGGTATCGATAGGACGACAACAAACCACTCATCTTTCCAAGATGTCTGAGAACCCTGCGCTTGCAGGGCTTCCCAGTTCTCAGTAGAAGAGATAGCTCGTATCTTTGCTTCCTGTTTGGCTTTGCCTTCCTCGGCTTTGCCTTTTATCCACTCCGTAGCTAGACCACCAAGCATGGTGACTAGTTGAAGCATAGTTATACCTTTATTGTATTATTGATTAACCACTGGTGTAAAAATTCTTCAGGAACCTGTGTGCATACATAGGAACCTTTGTCATCTAATGTCTGGGGGATACATAGCTGTGGGTTGCCACTTTCAGCATCCATTGACCAAGTAGCATTAGAGAGTATTACAGTGGTAATAAGTTCTACTACGGTCATATTAAATACCTAGTAGTTTGATTGCGTTTCCGAGACCTACTGAGTCTGCAAAGAACAAAGCTAACGCACCTGCTGCAAACCATTTGATTTGAGAGAGCGTAGCTTCGATTGCGTGTAAGGAATTTCGGAAATCTTCTGTTGAGTCCTGTAGAGCATCCAGAGTTTTCTCGTGGTGGTCTAACCTGAACTCAGCTTTTGTAAGTCGATTTTCAATTTCTTGCATCACGGTTGTCTCTGATGTTCTTCTAATAACTTCACCCTGACCTGAAGGTCATGGATGTACTCGATGATGCCCTCACGAAGCTGTTGACGAGCCAAAGCATTCTCAGGGGAAGGTATGATTTGCCCATTGGGGTCAATGAGCATCATCATGTTTCCCTTCACCCCTTGAATTTCTTTATCTAAGTCATTGACGCTAGATATGACCCACCACATAGCCGCTAGGACAAGTGGTATCATGCTTGTGAGGACTTTGTTAAAGTCCACGTCTTTCATAGCCTTTACTCAGGGGTCGCCTCAACTACTGTCCATTTCGGCTTTGGAAAGAAATTCTCATCAAAATAAAAAGATGAGATATCTTGAGTTACGAGCTCACGCATTGTTTTTCTGAATAATAAAAATTCATCTTTATTATCGATTTGAACATCAGATAAAACAGCGTAGTCAGTGGCTAACAACCATTCTTTTGCTTTAGCTTTTACTTCTTCTTTTGTTTGTAAGTTCATTTTTTTAATCCATTAACATCTGTGTTGCAGAAATGGCTTTACCTACTTTAATGCCGGAAGCTGAACTTGTGGTTATAGAGCCATCTAAAGAAGCATCTACATAGTATTGAACACCCGGAGATAATCCCGTAAATCCATCAACTACTCCAGAAATATAAACATTTCCTTCTGAACTTGAAGTTGTTTCAGAAGCTAATCCTAAGTAACCAAAAGAAAATGTAGAAAAGTTGTTTATATCTAT